TTGATTGTGGTCAGACAGTTATCAATAAACCATCCACCAGGACCTTGGAAGGCGTGAGTATAGACCTTTGCCCATGGCAGGTCTTCCCCTTGTGGTGCTGGAAGAAATCTAATAATAGAAAATCCATTACCTGCTTTATCTACTTGAGGTTTGTAAATGCGTTCATCCACAGATGAAGTTGAGGTATTCATTTTCTCCACTTCTTTAACCAGTTTAGAAGTAAGATTACCAAGGTTAGATTGTTTTTTTAAGGCTTGAAAGGACATTAGATTTTTAAGATTGATAGGATAAGTTGTTGAAGCATCTCAACAACCATTATTATATAACACCTTTAAAGATTAGTCAAGGGTTTGTAAAAAGTGTTTTCCTAAAATAGATTTTAGTTTTCTTTTTCCCCTACAACACTCTGAAATATGAGAGGGTGATGCCCCTAAGATTTTAGAAGCTGACTTTATACTATCATATATTTCTATAAGATTTTTATTTTCGTCAAATCTACCAACTCTTTTTCTGTGTGGTTGGGAATAGCAAAGTTTTTTCTTAGTTTCATTAGAATATATTTTCCCCTGTAAAGATTGTGATATTTTTTTCTTTTGTTCATCAGACATCACATATCCGATATGAGATAATCTAAGATTGTTTTTATGTTCTTCTGAAAACTTTATACCTTTTCTTTTTGTAGATATTTTGTGCTTAGTGTGTTCATTATGCTCTGATTGATTTCCACCAATTAAAAGATTATATCCATTTGGATATAAGGAGTTCTTTTTTTCTACCCAAAATATTTCTTTATCGTTCAATGATAAAATATCACACTCTTCTATTACATTTACAACAAATGATTTCCATCCATATTTACTTATAGCAGAATATAAAGGAGTATTTTTAGTTTTGGAAGAATATCTATGACCTCTTATTCTTGCTTTTAAATTCTTTGCTTGTCCAACATATACTTTATTATTTTTAATATTTACTATTTCATAGATACAAGGCATTTTTATCAACTTAAGGATACCATTATTATTTATACAAAATAATAGCAAAAGAAGAGGTCTCAGTCAACCTCTGCTTCTTTCTTGAGTCTTTGGATTACTCTTTGCATGTTATCAAATACTATATTCATATCAGAAGGGTCTCCATAACCAATCATTCTGGATGCTTCAATAATTTCATTCTTCTTTTCAATGGCTTGTGGGTCATCAGACAAACTCAATCTTGTATACAGGATTTTTTGTTTCTCTAATAATTCAGATAGCAAATTCACATGCTCAAGTTTTTCTGCCTTGGACATAATAGGAAACCTCAAGACGCTCCTTGTAAGTTCCCTCTGAAGCTTCTCAATACTCTTTAGTTCTTTCTGAACTATTTCTGAATCGAAGAAGGCCATATTACCCCTCTACAATATTTCTCAAGATCTTTTTATAATCCTGTATGTCAATATTTAGGAATGGAGAATATTTCTGTATCTTTAATGACACAATTTCCCATACAGGATCTAAAAGTTTTTTATCAAAATTATTCCTAAACAGGAATATTTTATCATAAATGGTAAAAGTTTCTATACTAATTTTACCACTCAAGAATTTTTTCAGAATGATTGGATGTTGCTTTGAAGCATCAAGAACCTCATCCAAGTTACCTTCAGACAACAAATCTTGCGACTCTTGTGTGAAAAGATACTTCAAACTCTGTTGTCTTTTTGTCCATTGCTGATATGCATCCTCACCTTCTCGCATTAGTTGTCCAATCCAAACTGCTTGTGGATTATCTAATGCAACAAAATTAGAAAGAAAAAAGTTTTTTATTTCTTCATCATTCTTTTGTCTACTGATTCTTTCAAACCAATACTTATCCTTTCTTTTATTGAAAGAATCTACTGATGCCCTTGACTTACCTGCATATTTAAAATAATCATACTTTGGTTTACTAAAATGATTCTTGAGTGCAAGGTAAGTTTTATAAGCATCAAAGGAGGTCATATTAAAAGTTTAGCTCTGGATGTTCGTTTCAAAAAGTTTAAGTTAATAGCATCACACTTGAGTTTTTCTTTGAGAGGTTTGCTAATCAATTTACTGACTGAATCAACCTCAATTCCATTCTCTTCGCAGTAATGAACAATAGCATCAATATAATTCATTTCCTCATTAGTTTTTACAAGTTCTTCTATGATTTGAGAAAACTTTGCTGGGCACAGGAACTTGAGATCTAATGCGCTTTTTAATTTATCTTCCATATTCTTTTAATTTAGATTGAATAAACTCTTTAATGTATCCATTAAGTAACTTAATATACTTCATTTTATCATACTCTTCATAAACAACGCAATCCCCATCTTCACATGCCATGAGGATGACTAATTTTTTAACAGCAATACCTGTAATTTCATAGAACATACAAGCATAAGCAGCACATTGAACAAAATAATGTTCAATCCATTCTTTTGGTTTTGGTTTCTTTGAGGTTTTAAAATCTATGATTGCCAGTTCGCCATTATACTCTGCAATACAATCTACAGTTCCAGCAATTCCAAGAACTTTACTGTATAGTGAACTCTCAAGTGCATGAATATTATCTATATTATCTATCTTACTTTTTGCAATCTTAAAAAGAAATTCAGATAATGGTTGGACTTTTGGAAGTTCTGGAATGTTATAAAGATAATTTTCAACCAAACTGTGCATATCAGTTCCACGACTGGTTGCCTGTTTGTTGATTTTATTTGCTTCCTCTTCGCCTACCTTCTTTCGCCAGTTCTCAAAGATATGTCTATTATGAAAACTTGTAACTGATGTAATAGAAACTAACCTGGAGAGGTTATCCTCCCCAGGTATTTTATAATATCTTACTCCATCAATCTCTTCCCTTTCAAGTTTGGGAAGATTCATATCAACATGATTGAACATTAAAAACCTGCTGCCATTTTATTTACAATGTAAGACTTAACCAAACCAGATCTGACAATATCTTCAACACCAAATTCAATTGACTCAAACTCTGGCATTCTTTGAATGATCTTCATGAAATCAAGAATTCCATTTCTTTCATTAGTTTTGGTAAGGTCTGATTGTGTAGCATCACCACAAAACATAATCTTGGAGTTGTCACCAACCCTTGTAATTATACTATCAAGTTCATGGAAGTTCAAGTTTTGACTTTCATCTACAATAATAATTGAATTGTCTAAAGTAGTTCCTCTGATGAATGACGTGCTCCAGAATCTAATTGTTTCTTGTGCTTTAAGATTACCATAAAGCATTTCAAATTCTGCATCAGTATTACATTCAAACATATACTTTACCATATTCTTATATGGAATTTGGTAAAGACTTGATTTATCCTCATGGTCTCCTGGAAGGAATCCAATTTCTCTTGTAGAAACAAGAGATCTGACAATTACTATCTTGTCATATGGAGTCAGTTCATCAAGAACATCTTTGAGTGCCAGATATAATGCACAGAATGTTTTACCTGTTCCTGCGCAACCATAAACAAAAAGATGTTTATCTAAATCATAAGCATCAAATAAGATGGTTTGATTTTTAGTTAGTGGTTGAATATCCACTAAACTTTCAGAACTAATTGGTTTCCTTTTCTTCCTGTTTCTTGCAGTGGTGCCAATTCCAATAGGACTTTCGCCTGTGTTTCTTCTTCTGTTTCTTGCCATTAGATTTTAGTTACACGTGAACCTGGAGCTTTGGATGCTTTTTCAAGCACATCATTCCAACCTGGATTTTTACTGATTAGTTTATTTTTCCACTCCCCAACTTCTCCAGGAGAAGGGCAGGTTGATGGATCAGACCAATCACGAATCCAATCAGGATTGTCTTTTTTCCACTGGTCCCAGACGTGGATGCTCATTTCCACTTCTTTCTGTTCACCAGTTTTTGTATTAATTACAGGATATGCAGGCATAAAATTACGAATTCAAGATAATTTATTTAGACCCACTCAAGGGCTTCTGCCACTGATGGGAACTGTTCTTTAAAAACATCCTTACAAGAAAGAGCAATATCCATATGCTCTTTTTGAGTTCCATTGGCAGAACGAAGATTGATGTAGTGAATCCAAGAACGACAAGAACCAGTCATGTAAATCCTTGTAGGGGTTGCAAGAGGAAGAACAAACCTTGCGCATTCCTTTGCTACTCCATGAGAAAGAAGTTCCTTGTAGAGTCTCATAGAGTGTGCAAAATGCTCTTGAATTTTCCCTTGCAAGGTCAGTTTTTCATACTCTGGAATATCATCAATAGAGTTTTGACGATTCTTTGTATCTTGACTACGCAAATCTGGAACTGGAATATACTCACTCAACAGAGAACTGTCAGCATAGCGTTGTGAAAATTCCTGAAATGTAAAGGACCTATGACGAAGTATCTGTGCTGCAATACCACGAGTTGTTTCAATCTCAAGGGTCATAGTAGCCTGCTCAAACACAGACCAATGATTGTGCTTAATACAATAACGTAGCAAACCTGCATAGTTTTCATTATCTTGATTTGCTGGATTAGAAACCCTCGCAATATATGCCATTGTTTGTTCTGCATCAGGAGTCACACTGATAAGTTTTACAGTCATTTCTTTCCAAATCCTTTATAATTTTTATGTTCAACTCTGTTTATTTCATCTTCAATGACTTGAAGTTGATGCTTCATATAATCCAACTCTGCTGGAGTATAAAATTTAGTTTGGTTCTCTGTTGCCTCTTTAAGCAACCTCAACATTTTTCTAAGCCTCATTCAGAAAATACCTCATCATAATCTCCTTCAAATGGCAAACCCATCACTTCTTCTTCTTCCACAAAGGAATCAACTTCATTTAATTCTTTTTTAAGAGCATCAACTAACAACTCCATATTTTTAACTATGAGTTTAACTCTTTCTTTATCCATTTGATTTAATATTATCTTTCAAATTTTACACAAAAAAAGAGGGAAAGTCAATCCCTCTGTCTCCAATCATTTGGTTTTTCTTCAGTCCACCAATCAACCATATCATCAGTATCTCTAAATCCTTTTTTACCAAAACGATCAAATCCAGTTCCACCAATATCAAGTTGATTCAAAAAATCATCCATGTCACCTTCTTGCATATTGGGATTCTCTGCAGTCCTTCTTGCTTGACGAAGTATTGTTGCTGCTGATCTATTTGATTTTGCTAATTTCTCTACCCATATCATATCTTCCAAACTAACTTCTTCACCTTTTACAATTCTTTCACAAATTGCTTCCAGTCTCAATCTATACTGCGTAGAGAGCATATGTATTACCACATATAGGGTTATTTAGTTAACGTTCAATATAACTTAAAGTATGACTGGTTGCATACAACTGTTGAATAATTATGTCACAACCAATCTTTGGATTACAATCACCACAAGTATAAACATCTACTGCTGCTTTACCATCCTCTGGCCATGTGTGGATACTTATATGACTTTCAGATAGCAAACAAATTACAGTAACTCCTTGTGGATCAAACTTCTTTGAGATGGTTTGCACAACTGTAGCCCCACTTGCTGCAGCAGCATTTTCCAATAAGTCTATAAGACAACGTTCATCATTCAAAAGAACGAACGAACACCCATATAGATTTAACAGATAATGCTTCCCCATCACTTTTTACTTTTCTTTTGTGGTTGATTATAAGATTTTGGATTGACTCTTCCATCAGTCCATTTCATAGAAATTACATTTCTATATTCATCATAGTAATGATCGAATATACTAACTTGAGTTCCTTGAACAATATCGTATTTTTCTATTCCATCATCAGAATATGAAACAATATAAGAATCTAATGGAAGGGATTTATCCTTTGATACAGATTTATCACAATCTCTATGTATAATGTTAACTTTCCCTCCCATAGTTCAGTTCCACACTATATCTGGGAACGCATCTTGAACTACAACTTTAGTAATTTTAAATCTTTTGTGCAGTTGCTTGTCTTTAACAAGGCACATTAACTCTGCTTCAGACTCATGAAGAGCTTCCAGTAATTGAATAAACATGGTCTCTCTTTTTGTCTGGGCAATATCATTAATTCCCTTTACAAAATAATTAAACTTTCTCCATTCATGGATCAGTTTACTATGCTCTGTCCCTATGGGAGCATCATTTGGCGTGTAAGGAACTTCTCCTTCTGGGACTGCTGATTGAACTGCATCATCAAAGTTCCAAATAAGAACAGACCTCAATGCAGGACTATCATAATGTCTCAAAATTTGTATTTTTTCGTCTCTGGTTTTTGCATTAGAGACTCTTTGAATAACTTCAGACATCAATTGGTCTGGTGGTAATTTCATAATTCAACTCCAATTAATCTTCTATATCTTCCTCTTCCCCCATGGAATCTGGATTTTCAAATCTAAATGCTATTATTTCATCTGGTAAAACTTGTCCATTTTCATCAAACATTTCTGGATGATATGTGTATGGTTCTCTCTGTTCAAGATGTTGTTTGACTGTCCAACCAACTAAACCACCAAGTATTAGAGCAAAAATAACAAATAAAACTGAAAATACAAGAGCTAGTGCTAACATAGTGATTCTCCTAAACTACTTTGGTTTTCCTATTCTCAAGGAAAAATTAAAGTAGATGGTTATATCTCTATGAAAAAGAGAAACCATCCTTTCAAAACATATAGTAAATGCTTTTTTAGCTGGTTCCCTCCTTTTTAAAACTAACTCAACACCCCTATTAACGGGAAGAGTATTACCTTTATTTATGGTACTCATCCAAGTAAATTATTTCCCTGAAGATACTTAACTGTATCAGAGCATCCTCCAAGATGTTCACCATTCATGACCACTTGAGGGAAGGTAGAACCCTCACCAAACTCTTTGTAAAATCCTTCTCTGGTAAAATCAGTACCAAGGACATATTCTCTAACTGCAAATCCTTTAGACGTGCTTAGTGCAGAAAGCACTTGAATTACTTTCGTGCAATATGGGCAACCATGTTTGCTGTAAACTGTAAAATTCATAACTCCTAAATTCTTACTGGATGTGGACGTTTTTTATCTGATTTAATAGCACATAACCATGCAGTTGTGATTGCAATATTATCTTGCCACCAATTAGTTTCCAATCTAAATTCTTGAAATCTAATTGAATTATTTTTAATGAACTGTGCCTTTTCTTTTCTGGTATAATACCAGAAACTATTTTGATTCCAATAACTTACATGTGTTGGATCTTGAAAAGCACCTCTACCATCAGTAGAAGGAACCTCAATAAATGCCCAACCACCATCACAAAGAACTCTATAAATCTCACTCATAATTTTGAGTGGGTCTTTTAAGTGAGCAAGAATATGACTTGCATTAATCACTCCAACACTATTATCTGGAAGGGGGATTCCTTCATTCAAATCATGAGTGATGTCTGCATTTTCTATATCAATAGTAACATATCCTGGTCTTGGAAACAACCCCCCACCAAGATCTACTTTCATCAACCCATTAAATTCTACATCACGTTCAGCAAGTTGTTGTCCATATTGATGAAACAACTGAAATGTTTTAACTTGAATATCATCAAGTCGTTGTGTTTGAGTATTATTGTTATTAGGAAGCCACCTGTAATAATAAAGAATTTTAGGAATGAACTTAAACTTGGTGTGAAGATATGATCTAATCACTAACTCATGATCATCACATATATTTAACTCTGGATTATGACCACCTAATTCTTGGTAAGTAGTTTTTCTCCAAGCTCTTACATGATCTGGAGCATACCAAATAATACCAATGCTGTGACTGGTTGGTGGGAACATATCAATCTTGATGAATTCCTCATCTCTAAAATTGACCCATTTATATGTCCATCCATTCTCTGGATTCCAAGGAACTTTATATTCAGGACCTCTCATATCATAAAGAAGATCTTCACTATATGCAAACCCCACCTCTTCATCTTGAAATGCTTGATTCAATTCCTCAAGGCAATCAAAACTCAACAGATCATCATGATCTACCTCTACAAGAATATCTCCTTTACCAAGATTAAATGCCTTGTTCTTAATAAATCCTACATTAGGATTTGTAATTCCAGTGTAAACCTTCACTCTTCCATCAGATCTTAATTCTTCTGGTAAGTGTCCTGGTTTACAGTCCCCATTTAAATATAAGACCCATTCCCAATCAGAATATGTTTGATTCTTGATAGTATCATACAATTCCATTAGGAATGGAATGTTATCTTTCTTATGCTCTGGAGTAATAATACTAAACTTATAATTCATATCAATCAAAAAAGAACATGTGAAATAGTCTTGAATCTTCTAACCCTTTACCAAAATATTGTGATGCTGCATGAATACATTTACCATTAAAAATAACTAACCTATTGAAAACATTTCCAACAGTATCAACTAACTCAAACTTTGTTCCATCATAAAACCCACCATCAAAAGCAGAATCAATTCCAGGATCTGATGCATGTCTTGCTTTAGTTTCTTTATGAGCATACATAGATGTTCCTGCTTGAAATGGAGCATCAGGCGTTAAGTAAACCATTCCAGCCCACTGTTGAAGGTCTGTATGATACACAAGGGGATCTTCAGCATTACATGTCTGAAAGACTCCATTCATACCATACTCATCCCAAATAGTAATTGGTTGTCCAATAATAGTTTCAAATGCTTTTTTAGTTCCAGGAACAAAAAACTTCTGTTCAGTTCTTTTACCTTTGTAATATCTTAAGTCTGCCACAAACTCTTGTTGTAATGCATACTCTCTGACAGCATAAGGGTCAGAATAAAAGTTATCTACTACAAAAATTCTTTTATCTGGGTTTAAGTTTAAATTACTTACTGTTAAAAATTTCATATCAAGTCAGTTCTAATTTTTCTTTTAAAAGTTTGTGCATATCATTTATGTAAGTTCCAGTATTATAATACGCTCCATTATGAATTAAGAACACAAAATTTGGAAATGGATTAACTCTTTCTGGAGCAATCAAAAGAAGACAAATTGCATATGCAGATTCATAATCTTCTATTTTCATATATGTTTCCATTAATCCACACAAATGTTCATTTCTTTGAGGGCAATATGATTCACACTTTTTATATTCCAACAAAGCAGTTTCATGTTCACCACAAAAACTATAAGCATTTCCAATTAAGTATTGAGAATAATAAATCATCTCATTAATTCCACCATCATAAAAATACTTAATGTATTCTTTAAAATAAAAAATACATCTTCTTGCATATTCTTTTTGGTGTTCATATCCAAGAGGAAGGACATTTGATCCATAACAATCACTATAACTTTTTCCTATGTAAAAAAAGTGATAGGAATCTTTCATCAAAGTTCCACCACACACATGTTGTTCTTCCAATTCTAATGCATCAGTGACAAACTTTGTTGGATTTACATAACTATTTCCCTCACTTGTAATAAAGTGCCTAAACTTTCCATCCAAATTAACTCTCTGGAATTCTTCTTCTGTTGGACCACATCCAGGAAGAATAATACACTCATGTCTTTTATCATGCTTAAATCTCCAAGGAAGATTTGCATTCCAAATTCTACTTCTTAACCAAGAAGATCCACCTGTAGTTGCAACAACATTCCATGATTGAACAGAAGTATTATTTAAAACAGACCAATCAAAATCATCATCAACTTCCAACTGTTCATCAGCATCTATTCTAAACAACCAATCACACCCATGGTCTGCTTTAGTGCATTCTTGAACTAAACTATCGCTATTCCATCCTGGATAATGCCATTCTACATTATAGCAGTATCCAGGAATGTTTTTTTCCTTAAAGAAATTTTCAATTAATTCTTGGGTATTATCTGATCCATTACACTGAATGATCCAGTAATCAATATGTTTGTAACAAGAATTAAGAACTCTTTCTATGATGTGAGATTCATTTCCCACCATCATGTTTAAGCATATTTTAGAAGTTTTCATCATTCTTCAATTTCATTATTTGGAGTAAGGATTGGATCAGAGAATCCCATTCTCTTTAGTTTGTTTGCAGTTCTTGCAATCGTCTGGTCAATGGTCAGATACTTGTATGTAGCAGTTCTACCAACAAAGATAGTATTTTTTTCTGCTTGCATGAGTGGTTTATATTGTTCAAACTGTTGTAAATATTTTCCAAAGATCATAGGATAGTATGGATTATTCACACCCTCAACATGTTCAACAGGATACTCTCTTGTAACCACTGTAGTTTCAACATCTTGGTTATACCAGTATGAGTGATCAATTGCCCTATTCCACCCATTCTCCCTATTACATTCATTCAATTGAATGTAACAAGTTTTGGGACAATAAACATGCTCAAACTGAAGAGATCTATATGCTAACTTTCCATACTCATAATCAAAATAATTATCAACCTTTCCAGTAAAAACTAAAAGATCACATTTATCTTTTAACTTTCTCCATTCATCTTTAGGGACATTTAAGTGAACTGGAATATCATCAAAAATATTTTTGAACATATCAACAAATCCATTCTTTGGAAGACCTTGATATTTTTGTTGAGTAAATGCTCCATCTGTTCCTTGCTTTCTTACAGGAAGTCTATTAAGAATTCCCATAGGAAGTTCTTCCATCTTGACTCCCCACATCTTCTCTGAATAATCTCTAAAGACTAATTCTCTAATCTCATTATCAGAAAGACGTCGTCCAATAATTTTATCAGAGTTGTCATTATAAGGAATAGGAATTCTACCTAACTTTGTATTAGCCCAAACATGAACTGAAAAATTATTGAACTGTGCAAACTGATGTAACCAATTCCACACTCTTTCGCTGTCTGTGTGAATAGCATGAGGACCATGTGCATGAATTACACAACCAGTTTTATCATCAACATAATCATAACAGTTTCCAGAAAGATACTCTCTTGTTTCAAATACTTCTACGTCCCAACCATTATCTTTTAAAATTCTTGCAGAAGTTGCCCCTGCAGTTCCAGACCCAATCACATATGCCAAAGACATTTATTAATACCTCGTATTAAAAAAGAACGTTTGAAATAATCTACCACTATGTAAATCTTTACCAAAATAATCCACAGAAGCATGATACAACTTCCCTGGGTATAATATTAATCTATTGTAAATATTTCCTATTCTATCAACAACTTCCCATTTTGTATAGTCTCTTGCATCTTCTCCATGATCCATGCTCCCTATAGAGGATCGTTCTTTTGTTTTCTTGTGCATATACAAAGCAGTTCCACCACTAATAGGAGCATCTGGAGTTAAGTAACAAACACCTGCCCACATATTGTTATAGTCAGAATGAATCCAAGTTCTATCTTCTGCAGTGCAGATTTGAAATGCTCCTGTATATCCATCACCATTTTCATCAAGCAACCAATCAGTTACTCCACCAGCAGCATGTGAAACTAAAGCATTAATAACTTCCTTGACACTATCACTCAAAAATGATTTTGTTCTCATTCCTGGATAGTTGCCACGAACAGAAAATTCTTGTGACAATGCCATATTTCTTACATCATCAGGATTGTCATAAAAATCATCAGCAATTATTAAATTAACTTTCATTCCAATATGCCCCAGTCCTTGAACAATATTTTACATTTGGATCTATGTATTTAAATCCATCCCATCCAGGTTCATTTTCTGCAACTCTTTTACCATGAAAGTAATCTCCAATATGATTTACCATCATGCCACCATCTGAAGTTTTAAGCAACCCTGCACCAATATTATACTTATGTAATAAGTAATTTGCAATCACAGATTCTGATGGGTTAAATCCTGTCTCTTCAAAAATAGGTTCTTTAGCAATCCATGCTGGATATAAAGACATCAACATCCAAAAATATGGAGTTGCCTTTTCATACCTATAATCTTTAAATATTACATCATCTTCTTTAGGTCCAATATCTTCTGTTTCAAACTGATACCAATTATTTCTCTTTAGTTGAACTTGAGATAATGTTTTGTCTTGTTGTAAAATTTCAATCATATCCATTACTTTCAATGGATACATAACTTCTACATCATCTTCATGATGAAAAATATAATCATAATCTCTTTCTTTTACCAAATCAAAAAGTTGTTGCCAAGTTTTTGTGATGCCTAAATTTTCTTCATGAAATATTAATTCATTATACCCATTATTAATTACAAACTCTGCTAATGAATCATTATCCCTACCTAAAGGATAATCATCTATAAAAAGATGATGTACATCCAACCCACTAAAATCAAGTTTTTTATTTGCTTCAAATGTTTTTTTAAGAAACTCTACTCTATTGGTAGAAAAAACTACATGAAGTAATTTCATACTATTACTGGTTTCCCCTCACCTTTTGGAAGTTTTTTAACTGGTTGCATAGGTTGTCTTGGTCTTAAATTCCAAGGGTCGACACCATCTGGGATTGGATCATCCCATTTACTCTCAACTATATTACTTGTTGGAAGTGCTTTTGGAATTTCAACATCCACAACAGGTCCCATCAAAAACTTGTTGCGTGTATAGGTTCTGTTCTGTGGGTCAAAAGAAACCATTGCAAGAGCATCTGTTTCATCACCACAATCTAAAAGTTTTTTTCCAGTTCTCTTATCTATAACTGAAAAATAATCATCGTTATACTTTTTCATTCTTTGAAGGTTTTTGATTATTATAGTTTACTTTAGGTGGTCTGTAAAGTCCAGGCCAAGTATCCCTAATTATTTCTGATAATTTGTATGGAGTTTCTGTAGTAATCATATCGACTAAAAAAGGGGTGTTTCCACCCCCATCTTGAGTAGTTTTATTATCTATCAACCAATTGATGGAGCAGTCAGAGCAACAGAAGTTACTTCAGCAGCAGCAAGGTCAAGAGGGAAGTTATGAGCATTGCGCTCGTGCATGACCTCAAAACCAAGATTAGCACGATTGAGAATGTCTGCCCAAGTGTTGATTACATGACCATTATTATCAAGCAGTGATTGGTTAAAGTTGAAACCATTCAGGTTGAATGCCATGGTGCTAACGCCTAGAGCAGCAAACCAGATGCCCACAACAGGCCATGCAGCAAGGAAGAAGTGCAGTGAACGAGAATTGTTGAAGGATGCATATTGGAAGATCAGACGACCAAAGTATCCATGAGCAGCAACAATGTTGTAGGTTTCTTCTTCTTGACCAAACTTGTAACCATAGTTTTGAGATTCATTTTCAGTAGTTTCACGAACCAGTGAAGAAGTCACCAGTGAACCGTGCATAGCACTGAAGAGTGAACCACCAAACACACCAGCAACTCCAAGCATATGGAAGGGGTGCATCAGGATGTTGTGCTCTGCCTGGAACACAAGCATGTAGTTAAAGGTGCCAGAGATACCCAGAGGCATCGCATCAGAGAAAGAACCTTGACCGAAAGGATACACCAGGAATACAGCAGAAGCAGCAGCAACAGGTGCAGAGTATGCAACACAAATCCAGGGACGCATACCCAGGCGGTAGGAGAGTTCCCACTCACGACCCATGTAGGCATAGATACCAATCAGGAAGTGGAACACAACCAGTTGGAAAGGACCACCATTATAGAGCCACTCATCAAGAGAAGCAGCTTCCCAAATGGGATAAAAGTGCAAGCCAATGGCGTTGCTTGAAGGAACTACAGCACCAGAAATAATGTTGTTTCCATACATGAGAGAACCAGCAACTGGTTCACGAATACCATCAATGTCTACAGGAGGTGCAGCAATAAAAGCAACAATAAAGCAAATTGTTGCAGCAAGCAAGCAAGGAATCATCAGGACTCCAAACCAACCAACATAAAGACGATTGTCTGTTGAAGTTACCCAGTTGCAAAATTGTTCCCAGGTGTTAGTAGATCGTTGTTGAGCAATTGTAGCAGTCATTTGTTTTAAAAGAATAGTAGGACCATCAGGGAAATGGTGGTGATACTATGCTCTCCACACCCTCAGTGGAGATATGAGAGACGTAATTTATACACCCATAGGTCTCGGTTAGCGGGTGTTCAACTGTTAAGAACTTGTTACATTCCTTAACTTGTTGTTGTATTTATCATATCACACCTATCAGAACCAGTCAAGCATCTAAATATAGGAGTAGAATAAGTATTTCTAATGGCAAAATCTGCTAACAAGGGGAAAAAAGGCTCAGGTGGTGCTAATAATAAAAAACAAAATTCTGGAAATGCTACTGCTAAAAAAGCAAAGAATGGTGGTAAGAAAAAATGATTGAGTTTATTGCCTTTATGATTGTTGGGTATACTGAAGTAAGTCCTGGGCAATGCCAATTAGATTATTTTTCGTATAATAATGTCCAGTCAATAATAATTCCATGCCAAGAGAATGGAACACTCCAAAGAGGGAGTGTTGGAATGCTCCAATCCATCAAATACTCAAAGCCATAGATAATCACACTCGTCTCTGGATGGAGACTGGTGATGTGTGGCACGAAGAACAAGCACAAATGTTAAGAAAATATGTAAAAGATTTAAAAGTGTGGATTCATAAACAAGAAGGAAGAGAATAAATAATAGTAGTGTTTATCACATAAAGAAAAATGAAGAAAGTTCTTTTAGTCCTTTCTACATTATTCTTCATTACTCCTGTAAGTGCTGCTGAAATCACATCAAAAATCACTGACTCTGTACAACTTAAGGTTGATGCTGCTGCTTCACAAGCAATTAGAGTTGGGGGACAATACTCTGTTTCAGGAACAAATATTCAATCTTCCACCTTTGGTGGTGTAGGTGGTGCTGGAACTTATGGCATTAATACTTCTGGGCAAGCATTTACATTTTCAGAAACTTTGATTGAAGCTGATACAACTCCTGCATCTGTATCTACTGGAGCAATTGCACCCTATGGAAATATTACCTCTACTGCTGCTGGTTCTGCTGGAAGCCTTGCTGGTTCTTTGTCTGGGACAGGGGTTCCTACAGTAACTGCTGGTGGTGCTGGAACCAGTGCAACTGCACAACGTAGCATTGAACTGAGCGTATTCAAATGAAACATATAACTCCCGTCTTGCTGGTTGCAGCGGGATTTATATCTCCCTGTTATGCAGAGCAAGTAGTTCCTAACTTTACCAGAGGAACAATCACAGCAACCACAGAAACCACAACAAAAATTGTGGAAGCAATTCGTCAGATTGAATATACAACTGGCACATCATACACTGTAACTGGAACAAACATAAACATTCCTGCCACTCCAGCCCCTGGAGCAAATTATACAATTCAAACTCAAGGTGCTCCTTTCCAGTTCAGCGAAACCTATCTTGGACCTGGAGTGGCTAAAGAAACATGGATAGACAGGACAACAGAACAACAATCAACAACAAACTCAATATCTGTCTTTACACAATAGCAGGAATATTAGTATTAGCACTTGCAGGTTCCACAAGAAGTAAAGCACAACAAGCACCATCAAATACAAACATAGCAGGACCTTCTGCATCTGCAACTGGTAATGTAACCAATCAGGCAGTTCAGGTGCTACAAGGTCCTTTTGCTGTGAATACTTATGGGGGTGGGGTTTCTTGTCAAGGTCCAACAATGAGCATTTCTCCATTTGCATTAGGAAATTATAATGGAAGTAATGATCCAGAAACTTATCAATCACATAATGGAAATTTTGGGATGAGTTTAGGATTTAACTTTCCTTTAGATGGTTCACTACAAGAACTTTGTAAAGAAAGAGTTAGAACAGAAATTTCCAGACAAAATGCAGAAGCAGCAAAAGCACGTTTGGATTTTGAACTTGTAAGATTATTAAAGTGTGGAGAAGCAATTAAATCTGGAATAACTTTTCATCCAGATAGCCCCTATTACAAAGTATGTTCTGATGTAGTTGTAAGATACCCACAAGCTTCTAAATAAAAATAAAAAATGTATATTGTAAAAAGAATTGCTTTCATGAATGAAGTTTTGTATTTTGAAGAAGATACAAAATGGACCCCAGATAAATCAAAAGCAAAAAAATTTAACTCTAAATTAGAAGGAATGAACGCTTCTGATAGAGCAGGTCTTTATGATTTAATATTAGAAAAAGTGTGATGTTTAAATTAGTAGAATCTCTAGCCAATAGTCCTGTTTGGTTAGGACTTTGTGGATTTGGTGTTATTGTCCTACCAATCATGGGAATACAATACATTCACAATAAGAAAAATGATACATAACTTTCCTTGGGGAGTTTTTATTATTCTTTGCTGTGGATTAACATTCACTGCTTATATAATTTACTACATATTAAAGTTAGCTAATGAGGAAATGAAGCATGAAACAATTAAGTCTAATTCTGTCAATCACAAGTCTCACAATTAGTGGGGCACTTTGTTATGGTGCTTATATGACTTATCAAAAAGCACAAAAGATTCTGGACAATCCAGAAGAGTTTGTTGGTGCTGTTGTAGAGAAGCAAGTCAACAAAGCATTTGAAAAATTACCTATTCCTAAACTAAATACTGGCAGTATTAAGTTTCCTTTCTAATGTCAAACCAAGACCCATACATATATCGTATTCGCTCAATCCATAAAGTAGTCGATGGGGATACTATTGACGCTGATATTGATTTGGGGTTTGACATTTCTCTCACTAAACGCATTCGCCTTGCTGGGGTTGACACTCCTGAAAGTCGCACAGCAGATGCAAATGAAAAAAAATATGGACTCGAATCAAAAGAATGGTTGAAAAAACGTTGTGAAAACGCAAAAAACATTCTAATCAAGACTGAACTTCCAGACTCTACAGAGAAGTATGGCAGAATCATTGGTCATTTGTTTATCAATGGAGAAACAACTTCACTGAATAACCAGATGATTGTTGAAGGTTATGCCTGGACTTATGATGGTGGAACAAAAGTTAAGAACTTTGCTGAACTGGATGCAAAACGTAAGAAGTAATCACTTTGAGTGAAACTTTTTATATTGCTCTTTCTTCTCTGCTTTCTGTTCTTTTTTAAGTAACTTATTAACTTTCTTTAGAGAAGCAGTTTTCTCAAAAGCAAAATAAACCTGAAGTTCATATGGGGTAAGGTCTCTGTTTAAGAGTTTCTTACCCCTTACAAATATCTGTTGAACTATGGGTTTCATCTTACCTACCATCCATTCCACCAAAGATTTCCCAATAAGAGCCGCAGCAACAGAAGCAGTAGCAGTGGTGCCAGCAAGTATAACCTGTTCTTTTGGAGGAACTGGGACTGCACCAATAAATGGGACTTGTATTTCAGGCACTCCAAGATTTGCATTTATAGATGACTGGTCAGAAATATTCTTATTATCTTGTGTATTCTGAACTGGAATTTTGATCTGTGGTAGTATAGGTTTACTGTCAGGAAGTCCTCTTGATTTCTCTTCCTTTTCTTCTCCTTTATCTTTTTGTTCTGCTTTTACAGCTGCATCAAACTCTTCCTGCGTTGGTACATTAATCACAGGATATTTTATTGAAGGGTCTGGCACATTAAATATAGGAAGTGCCAAACCCCTTGTTACAGGAAGTTCAAACTTCTGGACGGGAAGCTGCTCTACTGTAGTCTGGGGTATCCCCTGGGTCGCAGTTTGGGCAACCTGTTGCTTGGGTATCTGCGATTGCGATATCCGCTGGAGGCTCTGGTTCTGGAGTGGGTTCAACTCCTGTGATTTCAGGTTGTCTACGAGTTTGATCTCCATCCTTATCATCTCCTTTCTTCAGAGTATCAACTCCAAAGGTTGCAGCTGCTGCAGTAAATACAGTAGCAATAAAAGTTGGGTCCATCTTGGCAAGAAGACCTGCATAACTTGCTGTCAGTAATGCAGCACTCCAACTCAAAACAGTAATTCTAACAATAGTGCTCATACAATGTTCCTTTTTCTTTTGTGGTTCTGGCATTGTCCTTAGTGAGTGGGGTTAACCTTTTTTCCAAGATTCACCTTCTGCTTTTCTTCTACGAGCAAGTCCTGCTTCTACGTTTGAACCAGGATTTCTGTAGAGGTATAAAGCATCTGGAACTAAGTCCCATTCTTTATTCTTCAGGCGTTTAGTAATAGTATTAAAGTTATCACCACCGTAAAAACCGGCACCAAGATTATAAGCAAAGCTGAGCAGAGCGCCTCTTTTTCCATCTGACATTTCATTCCAATGTGGGATTTTACGAAGTGCAGGAAGAAACTGGTTCTTACACTGACTGATTAGCAGATCATCTGCTTCTTGCTGAGTGATTGTATCTCCAAGTTTGAATGCCGAACCATCTTTCTTGCGAGTGGAACCCCAACCAATAGTGATTGGAAGTCCACCAGTCAGAGGGTCAGGATACGCCTTTAGATGGCATCCTTCAAACTCTTTTATTAATTTGATACCCATCATTGGAACATCGTCACCACCTGCTACTGGAGCAGAAGGAGCTGCAGCAGCAGGGGCTGGTGCAGCATTACCCTTTTTTCCTCTATAAATCTCCGCCCAATCAACATTGTCCTCAAGGAACTTAACTGGGAGGTTATCTTCTAACCACTGAACTGCTTTCACATGGTTAGGGTTCTTCTCATCATAGAACTTGAAGAAGTTGTGTAAATCGATTCTTGCCATTGTTGTTCTCCTTAGTTATCAATCAAAAATACGTCCCCAACCATCGTTGCCGCCTGGGCACCAACGATGCTTAAGCATTGCTTTAGTATAAATGGTCTTCTTACCATTTGTTACTGGACCAGTGTAGTTGTCATTGCATGATCCATATGGATCATTACAATAGTAACCCTTACCATCTGGTGTCTTACCGATGACTACAACCATGTGCCCACCAGTAGGAGCAGATAAAGGACCACGATGCAAGATACCAATAACAACAGGTTTCCCAGCATCAAGACTCTTATCAATATCATTAAAAGAAAGATTGTAACTAAAGTGTGACTTAACCCCATAACCTGCCAGAACCTTTGTCTGTACAGAATGGTCGGTCGTGTCACCAATCGCAAATACTTTCTTAACATACTCATCATCACCTTTGATGCTTCCTGGTTTAAGGAACGCAAGACACATAGCACATGATGAACTGTTACAAGTCCTATGCGCATCTCTGTAGTTATCTACTTGATTAAAATATGGAACAGCAAGAACTGCTGGAGTTGGTGGTTTGGTTCTAAAAATACCAATCCAATCAGTTTCTGAGTCATCCATAAACTCAGCAGGAAGGTTATCTTCCAACCATTGAACTGCTGCCACATGATTTGCATTACCATCATCATAATACTTAAAAAAGTTATGAAGATCTAAGGTCATTTTTTTATAAATCTCTTGAGCTATTTATCAAAACCTATACTCATTTAACTTTTCCAAAACTTTACTCAAATAATGATGTGCTAGCCACTTAGGATCATATCCAGATTTATTCATCCATTCTTTATCCAATTCTGCTTTCAATTTCAAAACTTCACAGATAACAATATCTTTAGTAATATGTCCTCTTGGCATTACAATAAAAAAACTCTGTCCTATATTTAGGACAGAGTTTGAGATTATTTCTTATTATTTCAAAATACACCAGGAAGAATTTGACCAGTGATTAGATAAGATCCAGCAGCTGCTACAAATCCAATCATAGCAAACCAACCATTAATACGTTCTGCTTTTTCAGTAAAAATTTTGTTCATTGTTTTTCTCCTTAGTAAGTTTCAGAAAGTTTTTCTACAGAATAACTCAGAAGCACAAAAAAAGCAACTGAGGTGATGGTAAAAATTGCTTCAGTCATCAGAAGATCCCGAAGAAGAAGTTGCCAGTGCTAACATAAGAAATGATGCCAGCAACAAAACCGACCATTGCCCAGCGCCCATTAGTCCTCTCCTTAACCTGATTTGGAGTCATCATCCCATAGTTTTCATAATACATTGTAGGCTCTTTTGCCCACATGTTTTGCTGACCATATTCATTAGTTGTAACAGTCATTGTAGTTTTGTAAAGAATTATTACTCAATTATATAGCAAAAAGAAAGGGGAGTCAATCCCCCCCAGTAGTAATTTATACTTACTTGTGTCAGGGAATCAGAACCTAAAGCTTGTCTGAATCACGCCACCATAGTTGTCTGAAGCATTTTTCAGACCTTGATTATTGGACACATAGAACACAGCAGGAGTGATGCTAATGTTGTCACTAACCTTGTAACGATAGAATGCTTCCCACATAATTGCCTTTTGGTCAGCAGCAAGAGTAGCAGCATTGCCAGGAGCACCAATGGCGAAACCAGCAGCATTACCCTTAGCAAATACATCTGCCCACTGAAGACCAGCAAACCAAGTTTGTGAATCAGTAGCACCAGTAGGAGTCTGACGATTGTTAGACAGACTTACAGTGTTCCAACCATAAGCACCACTCACAGAAGGAATGATGCCAGACTTCTTGGGTTGCCAATAAGCATTCAGAGCATAACCATTAGAGGTTTGGTTAGCACCAAGAGCACCAGAACCACCACCAATAGCATTGAAGTTACGAACACGAGTACCTTCAGTACCATAACGATAACCAAAAGCGATACCATACTGAGGAGCACGATATCCAATTTGAGCAAGAGTATTCAGAGAACCATCTTCATCAAACTGTCCTTTGGTAGAGTCTGAACCATTTTGAGCAACATAGTTGACTCCAGCAATGAAACCAGGCTTTCCTTTCTTGGTTGGTTGAACCCACTGAGCACCAAAACCAGAACCAGTTGCCTTGTTATAGACACCAGGAGCACCAGCAACAGAGAAGAAGTCCAGAATGTCTGAACGATAGGCAGTAGGAACCCACGCCATCTCAGTGTTACGAACCTGAGCACCTGCAGTCAGAGTCAGACCTTTGGTGAGAGCAGGGAAGCTGTAGTAGAGACGATCAAGAGTAACTTGGTTAGCATAGGTTTCTGCCTTGTCCAGTTTGAACAGAGAGGAAGAAGAACCAAATGGTTGACTGGAGAAGTTACCAGAACGCAGACGAGTCTTGAGCAGATCCTTACCAGTGAAGGAAGTATCAAAACTTAGGCGAACATCATAGTTGAATGCAGTATTGCCTACATTAGTGCTATTGGCAAGACGAGCACCAGCAACACCACCAAGAACAAAGGTTGCTTCACCTTTGAGTTTAGTAGTAGTAGAGAACTGCTGTGCCTGAAGAGCAGCAGACTGCTTCTCCAGCTTAGCAACACGTCCGTTAATTACCGTAAGTTCTTTAGAGAAATCATTCATAAGACGATTGATTTCATCAGTAACCTCAGTAACACGATCAAGGCAAGCATTCAGGAGTGCTGCTGCCTCATAACGAGTCATTGCCTTACCACCACCATAGGTTCCATTCTCATAACCAGCAACGCAACCATAACGCTCAACAAGATTGCTAAGTGCTTGATAAGCCCAGTCTCCAGGCTTTACATCAGAAAATTGTGTAATGCTTGTAACTTGATCTGTTGAATATTGATTGACTGCTGCAACATTAAGATCTGCAGCATTTGCAGCAGTAGGAGCAATCATTCCAAAAGCAACAGGTGCAAGCATCAGTTGTTTAAATTTCATAAAAATTTTGTATGTACTAAACGACGAATAAGGTTTCAAAATAAAACCTCACTATTTAGAGAGTCTTAAGCAAATCTTAAGATGACTTATTCTAAGTAATATTTTATTTTTTGTCAACCTATCAAAGGTTCCCAGAATCCATAAAAATCATAATCAAGGAGTTGTGCTGTTCCCATATCTGGTGATCTATTTTTCCAAAAATTCAAAACACCTTCAACATTATTCTTATGAAATATTTCTATATGATCCTGGTGAATTCCAGAATCAAAGTCATATCTATAAGTAAACAGTGGCATAGAATATGTTCTGCCTGTATTGTATATAATTTCCTCTGATGTAGCTCTTGGTTTAAGTTTTTGATCTAATCTAAACTTATTACCCCTACAATGTAACTTTAAAATCTTTGATGCATGATGTCTGGTAATCACATAAAATGCTGCGCAAAAATCATTAATCAATCTTGGGTGAAGATTTGCTCTAAGATTCTTTGTGCTCGTGATAGCACACTGTAATACATCCCAATCATATGGAGCATAAGACATAAATCCACTCCAAGTAAAAGGCCAATAAGGGACTGTATCAAATACAATATCATCTTCGCATATAATAATATAATCTAAATCAGTTTTTTCATAAAAATATTTTATTGCTTTTAAATGCGACATAGTGCAACCAAGTTCACCTTGAGTTATCAACTCTGGAAACTTGCCCACCAACAAGTCACTTACATCATTATTTCCTCTTGCATCAATGGCAGAAATTCTTGTATTGGGAATATCATATTCACCAAACAAAGAATTCATGTGTTCTTGTCTATTGGTTTCAGTATCAAGATTGATCCACAAAATAGGACCTATTCCTTTAAGTTTCTTTTTTACTGTAGAGCTGTCAATCATGGTTTCCCCCACTGCGGATATCTATGATGTTTTAAAAATGTATAATCTACATTTACTTTTTCAATATCAGAAAAACTATTTCTTTGCCAGGTTAAATGTGGAATAAAAACATATGCATTAATTTCTTTATGAGATTCTGCATAATGCACATCACATGGTTTAGTTATATCAATTAAATTATCAATAAATCTATCAAAAACAGTATATTTAAACGCCACAGAATGTGCTGCTAAAGTATACTCACATTTATAAACATTTTCAGATACTTGATGAAGATTCATTCCATGAAAATGTTGTCCACCAAGATAAAGCATATCCCAATCACTAGGGACCTCAGTTAAATACTTTAAAAACAATTCATTGATATTATCATCAAATTGTACATCATCTTCAAGTAAAAGAAAGTTATTCAATCCCAACTGCTTTGCATACTTAATAGAAAAGAATTGCGATAGTGCACATCCAACAGCACCCTCTTTAATTTCTGGAGGAAAATCAAGATTCATTTTAGAACCATCAATTCCAGGAATTCTTTCTACTTGTAGAGAATGTTTCTCAAACTCTTCTACTGCAGATTTCCATCTATCAGGTCTGGAGTTTAAATTAACACAAAAAATCCTATCAAAAAAATTATTCATAACACTTGCCATCCCTCAAGATAAAGGTCTGATGTGTCATGCTGTTCCAATGATGGTCCAAACCAATTTTTAGGGGCTATAACATTATCACTCTTTGCCAACCAAGCACCCCACCAAGAGAAGGATGAGTTAGCAATAATATGATACTTGCATAGCGTCATCAGACACATATCAAAGTCTGGTTCTGAACCCTGTGAAATCAAAAATCTATCATCATCAAACAACTCCTGATTGAAGCACCAATCTGGATCATCAGAAAATATAAGAACAGGAACATTGGGAAATCTTTTTAATGCTTCCTCATAATATTCTACTGGTGGTGTGGGGTGATATGATTGTAATTGTAAGTAATCACCCCTTCTAATATGCAAAGAAATTACTTCTCCATTTGAATCAACATCTTTAATGAACTCAAAACACTGGTCTACAAGATCTTGAGAAAACGTAAAGTCTTTTCTAATCTCATCTTCAATGTGCTTAAAATACTTTTCTGATTGAAAGTATCCATATAAGTCTATATTATCTTCACAAGTATTAAAAAGTTCTTCATCAAAATGATATCCAGATTCTTCTACCAAAACATGATTTGATGTATCTTTTTTTACTCCACCAATATTAAATGTGTTGTGAATATTTTTAGAAGAATACCTAACATTAGGATCAATTAATCCAAAAGAACTTTCTGGAGGAATGCCAAAATCAAATCCTCTATTCGCAGCAATACCTCTTAGAGAGGCATACTGAAACATTTGATTTCCTAATCTACCAAGATTACCAAGATTATTAAATGTTATCATCTTTCAATACCCAATGTGTATCCCATTCAACAAAAGGTTCAGAGTCTTTAGACATCAGTTTACCATCAAGATAAAAATCTTGAACTTGATAATTTTCAGAGAGAACTTCTTTGAATTTATCAAATTGATTATTCAACCCTGCATAAAGTTCTACAGATGTTCCATGAGTTTCGCAAAACAGTTCCCCTATTTTTTTACCATCAATATAAGGAAGAATAGTTTTGATAATCGACAAATCACTTCCCTGACAATCTGTGATTAATGTGTCTACATAATCAATTTCATTTTCTACAAAGTAATCATAAAGATTAACACAATTAACTTCAAAAGTTTTAAAGGATGCTTTGCCACCAGAAAATCCATAGGTTAAAGAATAATCAGACAATTCAGAAAGAGAAGTAGAATGTCTATTCTCTGTAACATAAAGAGTTTTAATTCCTGCTGTGTCTGAACAAGCTGCATTTACAAATACTACATGTTCTCTATCTTTAAATTTATTAACTAAAGCATCAAACATTTCTGGATCTGGTTCAAAAGCATAAACCTTATCATAAAGATCTACATATTCTTCCAATCCATATCCTTCATTGGTTCCAATATAAACTAACGTAGACATTCAATTCTCCAAGTAATTTTTGTAAATAAAATCTTCAAGGATTTCCATATCCTTAACACGTTCCAAATTATCTTTAATAGCACTCATCTTACTATAATAAATTTCTTCAGAAACGTCAAACTCATCAGTCAATTCAATAATACCATCTTTGTTGAAATGGTTCCCAATGTCAGGAGATCCCAGATAAACAGGGATAGTACCAGTAGCAAAACAATCAAGAATCTTCTCTGTGTAGTATGATTCATAAAATCCATTTTCAATAACTACAGAAAACATATAATCACACAAACCTTCTTCTTTAGTAGCAATCTCATTGAAACCTCTACCATAAAGGTCTACTTGATCACCAATTCTTTCAACCCATTCCAATCTTTTTTTATGACCTTCTGTGAAGTTTTTATTAGATGCAATGAATGAAATCATTTTAGATTTTTCATATACTTTAGGTTCTTTAATCCAAAATCCTTGTGCTGGGACCCACTTAAATTTTGAATCTATCTTTAACAATTCTTGATTGTGCGTAAAGATAATATCAAATACTTCCAAATATTTTTCTGGAAACATTCTAACAGAATCTACAACTTGTGGTGTTACAAATTTTGATTCTAACAACCAACCATATTTTGGAAGTGTTTTATCTTCATCAAGAAATGCCTGTTCTAAAGTATTGTCAACATAAAATGTTGCATCACCACTTCCATCTTTCACCCACTGAATATATTTGGATTCTTTTCCTGCTACAGAGTATCCTTTATTCCCTCCTGTTAGGTGAGTGAATGAATCTCCAACTAAATTAAACTTATGTTTAGTCATCACTTTAAAATTTCAATCGTATCTGGAAGAATTTTGTTCTTATACAGTTCAACATTTTTATCTAAGATTTGCATATCATCAGAAAAATACTGTGCTACTTTATCAGTAATCAAAGAACATACTTTAACATCTCTCAAGTCTTTACACTTGTACCCAAAGTAATATGCACGTTCTGCCATATCTCCATCTGCTGCATAATATCTGTATTCGGAATTATACATTCCAATTTCCCTAAAGATTTTCTTTTTATACAAACCATAATTCATAACAATATTATGTTCTGGTTTTGCATTAGTCAGAAACCAATCATTACTATGATCATTTCCAGATAACCAATCTGGATTTTTCATATCATCATGATTTCCATACTTCCAATTAAACAAGTAAAAATCATTTTCATCATCAATTTGAGAAAAAACTTCTTCCCAATCATTGACCAAAAGAACATCATCATTCCACTGACAAATGATTTCATGTGATGCATTTTGAATACCCAAATTCATAAAGTGTGGGTATGAACTTCTTTGTCCAACTTCAATTAATTTAATTCTTGGATGATTTTCTTCTTTAATATACTCAATAGTTCCATCATCACTTCCCCCATCTACTAATACAAGTTCAAGTTTTTCATTTGCTTCAACTGTATTTTCAATCAATCCTTGAAGAAAAGGTCCTCTATTTAAAGTTCCAGTAACAATACTAATCATCAGTCTCCTTTAATAATCCTAATACTATCATCATCAAAATGTTGTGTAGAAAATTCAAATAACTCTGTATCTTCTAAAGCAATCATTTGATGTTTTAATCCTTGGTAAATATGAAACTTATCTCCTGGATTTAAGATGACTTCAATTGCATTACACAGATCATCTTCATCACTATACAAAAGTTTTATTT